CACGACCGGCGACCTCCTGGGCTCGCTCAAGCGACATCGCGTCGAGCAGTTCCTGGATTTCCGCGATGCGCTTGCGCTGCCGCTTCAGTTCGGCCCCCGAATAGGAGAAAGCATCCGACAGTTCGCTGGTGAAGACCGCCGCGAGGTTGCGGCCTGCAGCGACGAAGTCCTTCTCCAGGATGTCCGTCAGCCACTTATCAAAAGCGGCCTCCGCCGAGTGGAGGTCCGCCTTGTCGATCGAGGGACCACCACCGGTCTTCGGCGCAACTACACCCTGTGGAGTTTTCTTGTTGAAGTTGCCGAAGATGTTCTCGGCCGCCTTGTTGGCCTTGATGAAATCACGCACAAGGACGTCGGTGACCGCGTCGATCCCGGCAGTGCCGAGGTCCACGTAGTTCTGGACGGCGTCCTTCCACTGGGTACCGAGGGACTGCTCCAGCCCCTCCTTCAGCGACTTCGCGACAGCCACGGAGGCTGCCTTGGATTCGCCCTTCTGACCGAACGCCTTCAACGCAACGCTGTCGGCGAGTTCTCCGAAGGTGTTTCCCCAGTTGGGGAGGCTGAGTTCAACACCGGTCAGCTTGGAGATACCAGCCAACAACGGCGTGAGGGGATTGAGGAACGCCAGCCCCTCGGAGATACCCTGAGCGATCTTCAGACCGACGAAGGTGCCGAGGGCCACCCAGTCGCCGTCCCTGAAGACGTTCAGGATCTCGTTGAGCAGGTTCGTCAACGAGGTCATGATCCCGGAACTGGAGAACGCCTGTGCCAGCCCGACCTTGATCGTATCCACGACGTTCTGCATGGCGGCGTCGAATCGCGCGAAAGACTCCGCAGTGCGGTCCGTGGCCTGAGCGTACTCGTCCAGCGTCCCCTGAGACTTGCGGGCGACCTCCTCGACGAAGGCAAGCTGCTTTTCTTCAGCCGACAGTTCCTCAACGACCTTGTTGACCTTTTTGGCGTAGGTTTCGTTGGCCTGACCAACCGACACGATGATGCCGAGGTTGTCGAGCAACAGACGAGACGACCGGGCCGTACCGACGATGATCGAGTTGAACATGTAGTCGAACGACTGACCGGTCTTCAAAGCACTGGCTTCGGCGACCATGACCAACTTCTTGAAGGTGGCCTCGTCGATGCCCATGGAGTCAGCCAGGTTGGCCTTCTTCATGAGTTCAGCGTCAGACACCATCCCGTTGGTGGCTTTGCGGTAGCCCTCGATCGACTTGCCGGCATTCTTGAAGAACTGCTCGGCGGCCATGATCTTCGCACCCTCAGACGCCGCCTCGTATGCCTCGATGATGGCACCCTTGAGTGTGTGGTAGATGTTGCGCTGGGCGTTCAAAGCGCGACTGACGTCGTTGAACACCTTGACGTGCTGCTTCGCCTGCTTCTCGGCGTCCTGCAGCGCCTTCGTGGCGTCAGACACTGAACCAGTGTGCTTCCGCATCGACTGGGTCGCCCCATCCGTCGCCTTGACGAACCGACCGAACTCGTCCCGCGCCCTCTGGATCTGAGGCGTGAACTGGTTCGTGTCGGCAATCAGCTTTGTACGGAGCGGTTCGAGATCCACGGCAGCACCTGGGTCAACGGGTCATGCGGCGCTTGGCCTTGCGTCCACCACCGCCCGAAGCGCCTTTCGACTTCTCGCGCTGGAGACGGAACCACTCCATCCACGTGTAGAACTCGTCCACAGGCATGGATCGTACCACGCTGAGGGGTAACCCCAGTTCTTCACCGACAAAGCACTGTGCCTGCAGCGCCTTGTCGGACTTCAGTTTTTTGCGGTCTTCTCCGCGCTGCCCAGGAGCCCGGTGACGGCGTTGACCAGCGGCGAGACCCAACCGTCCGTCGGGTCTTCGAGGATCACGTCTGCGTCAGCAGGCGAGAACAGTCGCTCACCCGTCTCGGCGTCGTAGCTGCAGGAGATCACGATGTCGGCCATGAGCCGGGTCTGGGTCGCGGTGTCGCTGGAGCGGCTCGAATCGCTGAAGGCGGCGGACTGAGCGATCGTGGGCGAGCGGACCTCGACCTTGATCGGGTCCTCGCCGGGAACTTCGATGGTGACCACCTCACGGCGGATCAGCTTGGGCGAGAGGCTCAGGAGGCGGGCACGGGTCTTGTTGGCGTTCGTCATGAAGCAGACGATATCACGCCGCTCAGAACCCAGACAGACACTCGGGGTCAATACACCGAGGCTGCAGCGGACACCACACCAGTGGTGTCCTTGTAGAGGCGAGCCCAATGAATGACCATCGTCGAACTGGCGCTGGCGTTATAGAGCACCGGGTAAAGCGAGGAGGTAGAACTTGCATCCGAAGCCGTCACTGCGTTCCCACCGTCGTACTTACTGGTGACATTCCCGGTGCTATCAGGTCGGTACTCGATCCTGTATTCTTTCGTCAGCCCCGTCTGATCCACGAATACACCGGAATACTCACCGGTGCTGGTCTCCAGATAGATTTGTCCGACGTAAAGGAGAATACCAACAATACCGCTTCCGCCGTCACCGACCCACCCCGTCGTGGTGTTCGTAGAAAGTCGACAAACAGAGCCGAGGGGTGCGCCAGTAATGGCGACAGACGTCTCAAAAATATGGTCGAAGGGAGCAGCACTACCGCCAGCAAACACGCCCTGTGCGTTCGTCAAAGTGAGGCTGCCGCCAGACACGGTGGGCGCGCCAGTGGTGTCGGTCCACTTCGCGTCGATGGAACCCCCATCGAAGTCATCAAAGAACACAAATACACTCGCCTTTTGGTAGGACGTGCTGTAGACAGGTCCGACGCCGGCGAAGTAGAGCGTGTATGTCGTGTCCCCGGTAGGCAAAGACGCCGCCTTGAACCAGTACGTCGTCGTCGTCGTGTTGCAACCACCCTCAAGCCAGTAGGGCACCACCCCGATATCCGGGTTATTGACCTGAATCCCACAATCAGCGGCCATAGCCCCGCCAGAAATCAGGGTCGCCGTGTTCAGCGTAAACTCGACACTCACGTCTGTGAGTGTTCCGCCACTCGTGTTACTGACGACCACCTGTCCCGACGGAGACACACCCCCGGCCGAAACGACAACAGAGAATGCGCCGGTATCCGGCGCGTAGGCATTGTGCGGCCCGGGTGGGGTCAACACCGAAGCCACGAGCAACAGGGCGAGCCAGTTCACCGGACGACTCGTTCGATCTGACCGGTCGTGGCAGCACCGTCTGCCACAACACAGGCGCACCGGGTACCGTCGTAGCGAAATGCGCGCGACTGACCGGCCGGGACGACGCTGCCTTGTGAGGCGTTGCCCGCCGTGCAGTTCATCTTGGCGGCGTAGCCCCCTGCGGTCCATGAGGCGGTCGTGTCGCACAAGGCGTCGTTGCAGGTGGCCCCAACCGCTGACACCGTGCCGAAGCAGATGTTCTGACTGGCGTGGGTGTTGGTCACCACGAAAAGCTGCACCGTGGCGTCGGTCTTCTTCGAGTTCTCGGTCGCGATGGCGGCGATCGGGGTCGTCCCGACACCCGCGTTGTTCCGCAGAGGATCCGCGGTCAGCGGGGCATCCAAGACGGCGGCAAGCCGCTCACCGATCGGAGGCGCCGCCTGAACGGTGAAGGCCAGGAGCAGGACCAGCCCCGCAGGGATCAGAACTGACTTGAGCAGGTTTCGCATGGTTTCCTCAATCACAGCAAGCACAGCAATCACAGAAGTCGGTCGGAGATCGCGGCGTAGAACCCGGTGGCATCGTCCCGCTGAGCGTCGAGTTCGAGCGAGATCGAGCGGTTCAGGACGCCGTCAACGGAACCATCACGGGAGTACTCAGCCATTCGAGCCCAACCACGGAACAACTGCGATGCGCCCGAGTTGACCTCGAACAGAAACGCGCCACCACTCGCGTGCAGCGTGGCCAGCGAGGCGTGGTCGGCAGCCGACCAGAAGCCCTCGACGGACAAAGACGCGTCACCGAGACCCATGATCCGCTTGCGGTTCCGGTCGGTGCCTCCGTTGAACACAGTGACGTCGAGCAGGTCGTTGGACTCCGACAGCGAGAACGACATGGCCTCTTGGATGACCTCAGAGGCCGTCGTGAGAGGCAGGTACGTGCCGGTGAAGGTCAGCGAACCGGTCACGTTGGCGACGGTGAACTCACCGAACAGGAAGTCCGCGGCGCTGATGTCCGCCCACGGCACCGTGCCGCCCGAGTCCGTAAGATGCCACGGACTCCGGGTGTCGATGCACCGCTTCGCGGACGAGGTGACTCGATACACCGAGCCCGAGACGTTCTCACACGCCTCAAGGCTCACTGCAGTCGGTGCGCCACTCCGACGAATCAAGCACTTGTAGCCGGCCTTTGCCATGAGTCACCTCGGTGGGTTGTGGATCAGAACCCGCCGCCGACCTCGAACGGGCTGATGTTGCCTTCGAGTTCGAGGCTCACCGAGAGTTCCACCTTGCCGTCGACCGAGCCAGAACGGTCGAGGTTGGCCACGAGGAACGGGACCACGATGCCGTTGGTGCCGTCAGCCGTGATCTGCACGTAGACCGGGACACCGGCGTCGTTGCAGGCCTTCAGCTTCAGGTAGGCCGTGTCGGCCCGCTCGACGTCACCGTCGATGGAAGCCGAGAGGTCGCGGAGACCCACGATGCGGCGACGGAACCGGCCATCAGCCAGGTCGGTGATGTCGAGCAGGTCGTTGCTGTCGGACAGCGAGAACGAGATCGCACCATCGAGGGCCGAGTAGGTCGTCGCGGTGGCCGCGGTCGCGATGGAGACGGTGGAGTTGTAGCCTGCGAGAGCCATTGAAACCTCGGGTCGATTGGGTCAGCACCGTGAGTGTATCACGCAGCACACAGGGTCACCCGACGATGGTCCCACTGTAGCCGCCAACCACGGCGCTCCCCGTCAAGGCCGCGGTCACGATCTGCACGTCGTAGACGGTTCCTGGGGTCACTGTGAACGTGTGGGTGGCGAAGAACGTGGCGTCAAAAGCCGCGGCCGTCTCCATGAAGTATCGGGCTGCTGACTCACTCACGGTGGCGCCGGCGTTGTCACGCAACCTCAGCTTGATGGAGTTCTGCCCAGAGGCCCCACCGTAGTCCGCTCCCACCTGGCCACTGACGGCAAGGCGGGTGCCTGTCGGTGTGAACTGGCTGCTGATTCCGGTGGTGGAATCGAACGTCGCGAGTACTGCTGCCCCTCCACCCCCGCCCTCAAGAGCAGCGATCCGTGCAGCGACCGT